GGATTGCTTAGTGCCTACTTCCATTTCTTGTAATTGTTTACCACGAGACATTTGAACTCTCCGATTTTCCTGTATGAAATCTATATTTATTTATAAATTAATAAATTACAACGAATTAATGAACTGATTGAATAAATTTAATTTATGCTCCTCTAACCTCTTTTGATCGATAAGAGTGTTAATTTTTCTTTGAGTTTGTTCTGCAAGTTTTTCACGAAGAATACCTCCATCCCAAATCCACTCTTTACCTTCCATAATTCCTTGAACAAACGCATCAGGAGCTGATGGGTCGGCAACAATGTCTGCAGCGGTGGCAAGCATAAAATCTTCACCAACTTCATTAAAACCTTCTTTAGTTGGTCTCAATGATCCAATACCACGAGAAGAAACTCCAAGACAAACACCCTCTTTCAAAAGAGACTCTGCAATTTTCCCCATTGGGGTGGATAAAATTTGTGCTTTTCCAATAAAATTATTACCTTCTCTCTGAAGATCAACAATTTTATGAGATACTCTATCAAGATTTACTGTTGGACCATCTGGATGTCCAAGTTCACCTAAAGCACGTCCTTTATTTACATATTGTTCAGTATAACGTTTTACTTCACGTTCCATTACAGGCATACGATATACTCTACCGTTTCTGTTTACCTGTTCTGCCTGAAGAAAAATACCTTTAATAAAAAGATTTTTCTTTCCATTAACGTTTTCAGTAATAACTTCTACCTTTTCGATTTCTTCTCTGATTAGTTTCATTATGCTTGCCCTGAGATTTGTACTTGTTGATAATATAACGTTCCAGTGCCGGCACCAAAAACAGATACTTTATTGGAAGATATTATAGTCGCGTCTGGATTGTTAAATGCAGTTAATATTCCGCTTGAATCATAATCTACAGTCATTCTTACTTGAAAATAACCATTGACGCCAGAAGACGTATCAACAGAAATAACCTTTTGATGCGTGAAGTCGTGATATGTAGAACCTGTTAAAGTAACATAATCTCCAACACCAAATGGAACTTGTGTTCCCTCCGGAGCATTGATTATTGTTCTTGTTCCAGTTGTAACCCCAGCAACTCTATTTGATGCCTTTGTTAAGGCTAAAGTTTCTGCAGTTCCGGATGAAACATAATAATCGGATCTTGTCGCTGAAGGTGTTGCACCTACAGAAACATGAGCACCACCTCCAACGGCAACTATTCTAATAACATTTGATTGTACTGAAAATGCTGTTGATGTTGTCGCAGTTCCAGAAGTAAAAGCAACTGAGGATCCAGCACCTACTGGTCTATGAGCCATTATTTTTAATAATACACTTTAAGTTATTTATTTACTCTTCTTCTTCAGATTCTTCGGGAGAAGAAAATTGATCTTCTCCGAATAAATCAGACGCTACTTCAGGTCTGAACGAATCAATTTTTTCTGCTGATTTTGAAAAAAGAATATCTTTAATCTTATCGCTGATCTGTGCAGGAGATTCATCAGCAATAATCATATCCATAAGTTCATCCATTGTTCTATCTATTTCAAGTTGTAATCTTTTGTATTTATATCATGCCACCTTTGGGCATCTTCATTGGACCAGCATCAATTTCTGCAGCTGAAGCAGTTGCGTCTGCGTCTACAGTAGAAGCATCAATTTCTGGTTCCATTACTGGTTGCCCTAAATCCATTTTTTGATCGATTGGCATTCCTGTATTTGGATCTACTGGAATGCTAGGATCTGGAATAATACCATTTTTAATTTCTTTTTTGATTAATGCATCCTCTTCAATAATTTCTTGATCAGTTTGTCTTAGAATTTTTCTTCTTAAATAATCTTGTGAAAAATATTTTCCAACATAAGGTTCTGCAGTTTGAACCATTGCAAGTCTTTCGTTAAGAAGTTCTGCCTCTTTTAATTCGGCAAAATGATTGTCATAAAGGAAGTCATATTGAATATGTTCTTCCATAATCTCCCAATCTTCAGGAGTGATAATATTTTTTAGAATCAATTGAGTTTTCAACATATCATTGAACATGTATGAAAATCTTTTTCTCAAGCGTGATACAAATTTACTGAATTTTACTTCATCGCGAAGAATTTCTGATGAACGTCCAAGATTAAATCCACCTTCTCCATCCATTCTTGATGGAGGAACATTGAGTGATCTATATAACTTTTTCTTAAAATACTCAATGTCAGTAATTTCTCCAAGATTTTGACCACCAGGAAGAGTTGTAATTTCGGTTCCTCTACCACCTTCTCTTCTTGGAAGCCAAAAATCTTTGAGCATACTCATGAACTTTTTATCGTCACGAATTTCACCAGTATTGGCATCATATACTAGTTTGTTACGATAACGCATCATAACATCACGTAGGTATTGCTCTGCTTTTACTTTTGGAAGATTGCCAACATCGATGTAGAAAATTCTACGTTCTGGTGCGCGTGATAGTCTGTAGATGACGAGACTATCTTCAATCATTCGAAGTTGATTGAGAGATTTAATTGCTTTATGGAGATATGAAAGAGTGGATCCTTTATTTCTGTCTACAAGTCCAGATGTACAATAAGTGACAGAATCTCTTGTCATTTTGATTCTACCAGTTCCTCCTAAAGCAGATGGATTATTTGTTGGATAATTCATCTTTGGATTGTAAATAAAATATTCCTCAATTTGAGGAAATTCAAAATCCATGGGGTTGTCGGTGTTCACATTTGATAATCTAAAATTATCTTTATTAGTCTTTTTTTGTTGTCTAACATAACGCATTTTCATTGCGTCAATATAACGAAGTTCTTGAATTCCTTCGTGTGGATTTTTTATATCTATTACCTTATGGTAATATAATCTACCATCAACATACCAATTTCTATAAATTTCATGTGACTTGCGATCAAAATCTAAGAGTTCTAGAATATATTTAAATTCTTTTCTTATTTTTGTTTTAATCCCATCACTAGCATTTAAGTTGGACAATTCAATTTGAACTGGGCTATCATTTGTATCTGATACAATTGCTTCATTCACAATATCTTCAATAGCACTATCACATTCTGGGTGAAGTGCCATTTCTCGATATCTTTTAATTAAATCAAATTCTGTTCTGTAAACACCTTCAATGTCTACATAAGAACCAAAAAAACCACTACTCAAATAGTGATCAACCCCGTCCTCATTATTAGGAGGAACGGGGGAGACTATATTTGGTGATGGTTGTTCAGTATCCTCAATAGAGAATCCAAATAACTTTGCCATAATTAATTATACTAGCGATCTCTTTCTAGTATTTATTAAACTAAATTATGTAGTAGTTAATTAGGTAGTTGGTCTAACTTTATCTTTAGTCCACTTACCTGGTTCCCAATACTGGACTTGGAATTCCACAGTAAATTCTTCAATAGTGTCGCTTGAATCATATGAAAGATCAATTGCAGAAATGTTAGTTGGGAAAATATCAAAGAAAGTGTATGTTTTTAATGGTGTAATTGCAGATCCATTTGCGAGATCGGAGTTAGTTTTTGAAGAAGCACCTTTGTCGGCACCTCTTCCAAGTTGATGAACAAGTGCATCTGTCATATATGATCCTGGATTAGTTGCTCCAGTGTTATTCGAGTTCTTACTGATTGCTTGCATCCAGGTCTCAAAAGCATTTCTGAGAGCAAAGTTTTCATCATTAATGATGGTTACTGTCCAAACATCAAAGGTTCTATCTCCAGCAACTTTTAGTGAACGTCCTCTAAATGGAACTTCAATTGGAGAAATATTTGATGCTGGAAGAGCAGCAGCTTTGCACATGAATTTAAACAAATCCGATTCTTGATTATCGGCTGTTCTCCAAGTAGATTGACCTGCAGCTTCGGGGAATGATGGAATCTCAACTTCAAATAAATTTGGTCTCGCTCCACCACCAGATAACTTAGATTTAAAAGCCGAGATTGTTCTAAGAGTAGACATTTTGATACCTCCTTCTGTAATTAATTTAGGTTAGATTAAACTGATCCAGCTACTTCTTCAAAACTTACTCCCGTTCTTGTGGCAACGAATGTGAGTGTAATGTAGTTGATTGACTTAGTTGGCTTCAGGAAAATATCAGCTCTGAACTCATTATTATCAATGACATCTGGAGTATTATTTGTTTCATCACAAATCACTACGAAATCAAATATGCCTCTCTTTGCCTGAACATCACGTAGATATGGTTCAACGATGTTTACGAAGTTTGATCTTGTTGTCTGGTCATTTAGTTCAAACAGTTGTGCCTGTGCTGATCTCTCAAGTGCTTGCTCTACAGTTAAGAACAATCTACGAACATTGATTCTATCAAAAGCAGAAGCATATGCAAGTGCGGTTTTATCTCCGAAGAGTAAAACACCAATTCCAGGTTGATTTACAACAGAATTAACTCTAGCCGTATAGAGAAGATCTCTTTGTGCTTTTGATGGGTTGTATGCTAACTTGATTGCATTGTTGAGAACACCTCTCTGCTGACCTGCAGGAGAGAACCAAGGAAATCCTGTGATGTTCGTTCTAGTCATCAATCCTGCAATGTCAGCATTGCATGGAATGTATCTAAATGCATTATTAAATCGATCATAAGTATACTTATAACCACTATCAAAAATTGCATATGATGAAGATGTGATTGGTGAGAAGAATCTTATTACGTTATCAGTTTGTGTATTTGTGTTAGTAATATCAACAACACCTGCTCTATGTGGAGAAATGACTGCGACACAATCTTTTCTACTTTCTGCAACAGCAATAAGTTTATTAGCTTTTGCTTGAGATTGAGACTCATCTGCTAGTCCAGGGCCCATAATTAAATAATCTACTTGAATTTCATCCTTATTAGAGAAGAGATCATAAGCAGTAGAAATAGAACCTAAATCTGCCTGCATTCCTCCAGAAGAAGAGTAATCAACTCCTCCTCCAAGTGAATAAGTTTTGTTTCCAATAGCACTGAAGGTAACTCCTTGTGCATTTTGACCCCACAGTCCTTGTCCAATTGTATACTTAGTATATGAAGTTGAGAAACCAGTTGCAACAGGAACTGTTCCATTATATGAATCTTGTGCTTGTGATGGATTGTATCCAGCGTACAAGTATTGTGAAAAATCTGCAATATAGTTCTTATACCAGATTTTCTGAGGCGAATTGACTTGAGAAACCGAATCAAGTGCTTTGGAAATACTTACATGTTTTTCAAGTAAATTGCCTTGTATTCCGGTTACCGATCCAGTATCATCAACGACTGCAATATGCATTGCATCATTTTTACCATTTCTTGATGCTGAATATGCATTTGTTCTTGGTTTTGGAGCAATAGACTTCCAGTAAATAACTGAGTTTGTTAAACCAAGAGTTTGCTGATCATACCAGTCAAGAACTTGTCCAGCTGCTGCACCAGAACTAGCGGAAAGTCCAGTGTTAATACCGGAATTATTTACAAAGTAAAGAACATCTGCTTGTTCAAAAGAGGCAACAGAATTTCCTTCCGAATAAGTTATTGAAGTTTCTGTTCCTCCAGATGAAACTCTAGAAAGAATTTTAACATCAATTGTACTTCTTCCGTTTGTTGTGTCTGTAGAAACACCTGTGATAATTCCTTTCAGATATCCAGTGAAAGAAGAGGTAGTTCCAACGCCAGCTATTGAAGTTCCATTAATAGCAGTGGTAATTCCATATCCTACTTGAGCACCAATGTTACTCAAGTTAGTAGTTGTAACTCCAATAGTTTGATCTGCAAAATCATCAATAAAACAAACTTTTAAATTGTTTGCCCATGATCCTGGATTCTTGGATGCATATACGAATTGAACTCCTTCGCCAGACCATAAATTATTGTAGTTGTCATAATTTTTGATCTTTGAATTAGTCGTATAAGCATATCCAACAGCTGCGTTTGCGTTGTTTAAAGTTGCTCCATCAACTCTTGCAACTTTAAGAACACCACCATATGAAAGGAATGATGATGCAGACATCCAATATTCATATTGGGCATCAGTCGAAATTGGTTTCCCGAAAGTGCCAAGTAATTGTTGTTCTGTTGTGATGTCAATTGCTTCCTCCACAGGACCAATTGCAAAAGGACCAGCAATTGCACCAATATTATCTAATACATTATCAGCTCTCCCAACTGTTAAATCAACTTCCCTAGTAAGTACTCCAGGAGATAATTGAGGAGTCGCCATGTTTTTCTCCGTAAATCTCAGTTTATCTAAAAAATATTTATTAAAAAATTACTTTTCAGAAGGAAAACATGACGTGAACCATTACCAGTCTGGATATTCCCACAAAAGATGTGATTTTGGTTTCTTTTTCAAGTTTATTACCCTTTTAATTGCACATTCTTTACATTCATATGAAAAAGATGATTCTACAGGACCTCTTTCTTTATGTGTTCTGTAAAAACTATCTATTAAATTTTTAATCTTTCCACAAGATCTACATTTTCTATCGGTAAGTAATAAATGACTTAGTTTTATTTGTTTATCTAAATCCATTACATATATTCCCACATATATGAACGATCGCCATATTCGTCAGTAAACCATCTATCACCATCAACATCAACAAAACTGTTGCCATCTAATCCATCAGATACAAAACCAAAAGGTGCCATATCTTGTTCTATTTGATTTTTTTGTTCTTCATATAATCTCTTTCTTACGTCCTGATCTGTAAGTTCTTTAAAATAGTCTTGTGCAACTAACCATGCATAAATTACAAGACACATTGCAAGATCATCATTACAACCTTCTTCGGCTTCAAATGAATTATGTTTTTGAATAAATGTTGTTAATTCTGAAATAATCTCATAATCATTTAAGTACAACTTATCTTCCTCAATCATCGTCTTAAGATTGAGACATCCAACTTTTTTAACTGTTTTGGACATCTTAACTCCAAGTTGAGTCTTCTTTCCGGAAAATCCTTGACCAACAATTTGTCCTGCTCTACCTCGCATCGAACACATAAGAAGATTTTTGTATTCTAAATCATATTGAAGAATACTTGCCACTTGATCTCCAACATCATTTACTTCACATAAAATATACGCCTCATTATAACTTTTGCCAATTTCATCAATAATGCTTGGGAAGAGCATTGGTTTAATTTCATTGTTCCTATACTTTGCAACTACCTTGTGAGGGAACTGAGTAATGTCCACTACAGCAAATGCTGAGTAGTCGTTTCCAACGCCTCTAGCAACGTCTACAGTGATTAAATAGTCATGATTGTCTATTGGGTCTTCATACACGTCTAAACCTGCGCTACGTGTCTTAGGATGGTCGTAGACGAGGTTCCTAAGCTTTGATGGGGCAATCAGAGTATCGACAGATCCTAAGAATTCACACTCAAACTCAACTTTGAACTGTTGCTCCGAAGTATTTGCAATAGTTTGAGATTTCCATACTTCATCTCTTCCGGGAACTTCTGACCAATGAACATCAGTAAACACATATTCATTTTTACCTTTTTCCGCATCATGCCACATTCGGTAGAAATGGTTCATACCATGTGGAGTAGATACAATAATTACTTTTGTGTTTTTGCCTGAAGTGATTGTTGGATATACTGATGCAAAGAATGAATCTGCAATGTGATTTGGAACGAACGCAAATTCGTCCAAAAATAAGATATTAAATGACATGCCACGAACTGCAGAAGCAGAAGTAGAAGCAGCCAGGATTTTACTTCCATTCTCAAGTTCAAGAGAACCTTTGTTCCAAGAGATAATACCTTGTTGCATCCACTTTGGTAGATTTTCATATGCTGTCTGCAATCTGTCTAATAGTTCTCTAGCAGTTGCTGCTTTATTAGCAAGAATACCGATATTTACATTATCATTAAAAACCGCATAATGTAAAAGAAAAGATACAACAGTTGTAGATTTACCAGTCTGACGTGGCATCTTACATATATTAAATCTGTGATTATGGAAATTATTAATTAACTTCTCTTGAAAATGATATGGTTTAAAAGTTTGCAGTCCGTGATCAAGTGTTACAATCTTTACATAGTTATTTGCAAAATAAACAGGATCACTTTGACACTTAATAAATTCCTCAATTTGTTCCTGAGTAAATTCAATAGGCGTATTTGCTTTCTTTAATAATGGATTGCCAAGATATACATCATTCATAAAAATTACCTACTAGTTTCTTCCCAGTCCATAGAAGCAAAAATATCAGCACCTGCAGTATCAGATGCAGCAACTAAAGTTAGTTCATATGGAGTTTTAGTCAATCCATTTCTTTCCAACTGAAATTTGAAGAGTGCTTCTTTAAGAATATCTACTGATTGTGATGATTGATTTGCTGAAGTAAGGAACCCAGATGCCAAAACTCTTCCACCACTAACAGATCCACCATCTATTTTATATTCAATCGCAGAGTCTGATCCAGCACTGATCCAAGTTCCTCCTGATGTAGTTGCACTTGCTCTCACCTGCCAATTATATTGTGGACCATTTCCAGTTCCCATAATTGATAGTGCCGTCATAATAACAATTGCATCCAATCTATCTGGTTGATTGTTGATTGGTGCTTTAAGTCTAATAGAAATGACAGGATAATATGTCCCAGCAGGAGTTGGTAAATCTACTGGTGCCGTAATTGGAGTGGATATTGCTTGCTGTAATCCTCTCAATTCATAACCACCTTCAGAAATTACTGTGGAGCAAACTTGTTTGAGAGTACTTGCACTGGTTGTAATTCCAGTGTTACTAATTTCATACCTCAAAGGAAGTGATGCTGTTGTAATATAGGTTGATTGAATTATATTTGCGTGTTGGAAAGTATGTGCGTGAATAAACTTCCCATTAATTACAAATCCAAGTCTTACGTTTCCAAGTCCTAGCCACTCAATATCCATCCAAAGGATTTGTGCCTTAGTTACATCTAGTGTAATGCCAGAAACACCTGTTCCGTCTAACTTATCAATATTCCAATTTGATTGTGCAACTCTCGTTTCTGTTCCCAATGATAAACTTCTTTCCACAAAATATGCAGTATCTCCAGATGCACCATCTAATTCGAGATATATTCCATTATCAGCACCAAAATATCCAACTCTTTGCCTTAAATTTTGTTTTGGTGGATTTAATACAAAGGTATTCATAGTCAACAAAGATTTTCCTGGTTGATATGAAAATACTTTTGTAGTTTCTCTAATAATTGATGCAGTACTTCCAACACCCACAGTCATATTGACCAAACCTTCTGTAGTTGCAAATCCAACAGTAGAACCAGTTCCTACGATCAGACTGTCCCAAAGATTATTGTCTCTATATCTGTGAGAAGAATCAAAAAGAGTTAATGGATTTGATACTCTTGTTCTTCCAAAAGCATCTGAATTTATGCTAACAGGAAATCTATTATACTCATCTACGATTTTACCATCTCTTGTAGCAACACCATTAACTTCAAAGAGACTTCTTTCTTGATTTAAGTAGTCTTGAGTCGTTATATTCCATTGTGCCATGATTAATCAGTCCAAGTTAGTCTTTCTGGTTGATATCTTTGTGTTGTTTTAATTTTTAAAGAAGATTGAGATTGTGCTGGATAAATGTTATGAACAATTGCTCCAGGATATTCTGCTTGGAGTTCCTCTGCAAGTTCATTTTTTGACATCATACTACCTTCAACTTCCATACGATAAATCTTACCTTCCCAAACCACATCGGCAAAGAAAGATTCTCCTACAGGTTCTGGTTGAGAATTCGATCCACCAATATAGAGATTTCCATTGAAATCTCCTGCAATATTTACACTCTCTGAAATAAACTGTTTGAATGATTTCATTTTAGTTACAGTTCCAACGACGAAGGGCTTTATTGATTCTTGAGTCTGGATCTCTTGCAGTTTTCGCTGAAGTGAGTTTCGATTTCATACCTTTCATGCGACTACAAAATGAAGAGCGACGTTTTGCTCTCTTTCCTGATGGATTTTTTTCAGTAACTGCAGTCTGTAGTTTTGAACCTGGATTTTCTCTTCGATATGCTTTAACTGCGGCAGGGCTTAATCCATCAGTCTTATCTTGGCGATTTACTTCTTGCCAATCCTCTTCCATCTCAAATTCTTCGCCCATAGGTTTTACATATGCTTTACTTGGTCCTAGTTTTGCAGGACTACCTCCTTGATAGTCGCTAGTTTGTAAAAACTGTTCGCCTGGTTTAATTTCGGAGATTTGATAAGATTGTACTTTGGATCCTGGATAAACTTTTGAGATCTGATCTTGAACTTCCTGACGACTTGGTTTTATAATTTGTGGAAAGAACATTTTCATCATATAATAATTCCCTCTCCACATTAAAGTGACAAGAATGATATTTCCAGTTTTTGCCGGAATTCTAACCGATTCATCGACAATCATTGGACACTTTTTCATTCCATGTATGGGACAATCAATATTTTTTTCGGTATGAAGGCATACTGGTTCTTCTTGTTCCTTTACACATCTATTATAAGTCTTCCCAAAAAGTTTTTGAGTTCCAACTTTTTTATACCCAGACCAGCATTTTTTACCTGCTTCGTTGATTGAAAGTTCTTCTCTCCAATTGGAAAATTGTTCTGATTTATTTCCCCAATTTGCTGCTCCAACTTTACGACATTTTACAAGTGCTCCAGATGCATATGCACTTGGCCAAACATCATATCTTGATTTTACTTTATGATAACAAGCATCCTTTTTACCACTACTTTTTCCTTTAATATCTTTTGCTTCACTCATTTCCCCACTATCAACATAATCTGCCGCACTATCTAAATAATCTGCAGCTTTGGTTATTTTTGATTGAACCCATGCTTCAACATTACCTTCACCTTTTTTCATTTTTTTCTTTAATCTTTTAGCAGCGTTCATTATTGTGGAAATTTCTGAACGAGCCATAGAATATTCATGATCTCTTTCTTTTGATTCTGCCATTTTTTTCTTTGGTTTGTCCGTTGAAACATAAGTAGGTTTTGCAGCTCCAGTTTTTTGTTGTTGACCTGGGTCTGCTTCTTTTTTTCTTCTCGCTGCAGAAAGTCTTTCTGCTGGTGTCATGCTTACTCTTTTTGCTGAAGAAACACATTTTGGTGTTCCTTCCCCTGGTTCATCACTTGCACAAGTTCCTCCAGTTACAACATTCACCCAACCAGATTTTCCATCTTTAGATTTTGATTTTCCAAACCAGTCTCGTAATCCTTCTTCATCTATAGAAGCACCATTTTCTTTACGGAGCATTCCCTCAGGATCTACCATAAATCCGGCAGGAATTGGTTTGCATTTTTTATCAGTATAGCAATAATATTGTCCTGCTTTACATCTTCCGTTCTCTTTTTCTTCGTAAGACATACCAACCTTAGTATGCTTAATCTCACCTTTTTGCTTTGCAATCAATTTTCTTGATCCAGCACCAACATTAATATCTTTTGGATTTTCATCCGGAGTTTTTTTCTTTGGATTGTCAAAAATATCTACGTCACCATCAGCATCACGATCAACAAACTCAATTGCTGAATGATGGACAAGTTGCTTCAGGTCCAAATTAGGATCCAACTGATGTTGTTTTCCTTTTAGGTGTGGTGTTTTGTGAGAGAACTTAGGTGTTTTCATTCAACTGGTTTTGATTTAGTTTCTT